CACTTTCTTATAAAATCTAAATTAACCTTTGGATTATTCTTCGGTATAATAACAATACCCAAATCAAACTTTTCTCTTGGTAATACATCAAGTGCACACATTGGAGCATCTAATGCTATTGCCCATGCACACTCCGTACGCGCATTTGGAAAATCTCTGGGATATCTTTGGTTATTACCCATTTCTGAAAAGAATGCTATCTTCATTTTATCTCTGAAATTGTAACGAATTGTAATTCATATTGTGATAATAAATAGTCTATAACTTGTTCAAAATGTAGATAATTTTCTTCTGTCCATACATTATCATTATGTACCCCATTGATATGTGATTGAAACATAAATGTATTCCCATATAAACTCAAACTGTTTGGTTCGTTTATACCATCTGCACCTATAAAATATTTTGTATCTGAAGGCCACACTATATCTTTATTTATTTCCTCGTGTCCTGCAACCCATTGAAAATAACTCGACACTACATTTGCACTCTCTTGAGTTAATCCCCAACCTGGTGCTCTGAATCCATGTGGTTTATATCCACATTCTTCCCACAAACTTAATGATTCTTGTATCCTTTGGTTTGCCTCGCCTGTAGTCAATTCAAAAAATTCCATTTCACCAATACCATCGTTTTTACAGGCATGATAATGTCCATGATTACTCATTTCTATCCAATCATATTGTTTCCAAAAATCTACAAACTCTTTTGTTATTGGATATTTGTCGTGATAATTACTTGGAATAAATAAATTAAATTTACATCCATATTTCTCATTAAGTGATTTAAGATATTCCACTTGAACATCGCCTTCAACACCCCAATCCTTTTCAGGATGTACATCATCTATTGCTATTACTACATTATTTTTCATAATCTCTAAACACATCTTCCCAAGTATATGTATATCCTTGTTCAGTTAAATTAAACGCATTCACTTGAGACATCTTATTAGCATTCTTATACCAATATTGTTGTTCTCTCATTCTTGTTTGATCATCATCTTCGTAATCTTGTCCTTTGATGAAACTTCTTTTCTTTGGTAACTTTCTATTATGAACCAATAAGATATTCTTTATAATATATTGTGGTAACTTACCTTTGAATTGTATAAGACAACTATTCATAAATGCTGTATCTTCGTGTACAAAGAATACACTCTTCGGTATATTAACTCCACTCTTAATTACATCCGATGATATGACTAACCCACACCCATTAAACTTTAATTTGTCTGTTACTTGAATATCTAAATCATCTACTTTATCGTTTATCTTATCCATTTCATCTTGAGTCATATTGTATCGCAAACTCCACCAATTTGTTAAATCTTGTTCTGTAAATGGTTTGTCTGTAAAATCTGGATGTTCTAATATCTTCCAACTATCATCCCACATCTTACAAGTACTAAAGAATCCAACATACTTTGGTGTTGTTTCTTTTGCTGCTGTATGTAGGTTATCTAATATTTCAAATGTCTGTCTTGGTATTAAAGAATCACTCTCTCCCCACATCAACACATCAACCTTCTCACAATACTTTTCATTGAACTCTCTACGATAATCTGCAATTGTAAATAACCTATCTTTATTAATCCAAAAGTCTACATTATACTTAGCACATATAACATCCATTCTCTTTACTATTTCTTGTGATGTTATCTCATTTCTATCTATCGATTCCAACTTCTCATTCATATTGAAACAGATATCTATAATAACATTTTCCTTGTTATCCACATTCTCTAAAGCATAACTTACACTTTTAATATAATCTTCTATAATTCTAATCTCATAGAACTGAACCAAACACCCTATTGCTATAGTATTATTTAATTTCATAGTTATCCTTTATCTTATCCCATACTGATTTCATTAATTCATTTCTCTGTGTTTTTTCAAAACCATTAAAGTGCCATACCCAACCAACATCCCACATATCACATAGCCCACTAAAAAGTCCTCTTAAATGTAATTGTGATAAATTAAATCTCTCATCAAGATATACTAATTTATGTTCACTTGCTCGTATCATATAGTTTATTGGTGTTTGATCTGAACCTTTCTTTAATGTCTCATGTTGTCTCTTTCTTAACTCGTCTTCATTCTTGTAATAGAAATCCGTAACACCTTTACACCACTCTTTATGTTTCTTGTTCAATACAATAAAACCACAATTAAAGTAACTTGTCCAATCAAACTTAACATCAGGCCAGAAATCTTGATAACCTGTAATACTATTGTGTGTCCACTCAATATTAAATTTATCTTTAACTGCACAAAACTCACCATCAGTTGACTCAAAGAAATTGGGTGCATCCCAATGAATCATTGTATCAACATCAACTAATGCCACATTATCATATTCTATTTCATTAGCATCTAATACTTCCATTGCATGCCATCGTTGCCAGGTTGGTTTCATACCTGGAACACTATATGTTCCATCACCTTTTGGTCGTAACTCATCTTCTAATATAAACAATTGTACATCATTTTTCTTACACCAATAATCCCAACTATTATAACACCATTCTGCATAATTCAAGACATCTGGAGCCTTTACCATTGCTGTCATGAATACTATATTCTTCATACATTATACCCACTATAATAAACAACCCAATGCTCAATCATTTCATCCATTAATGTTTCAAATGTATATTCTGGTTTCCAACCAAAAGTCTCTCTAAGTTTAGTAGAATCTCCTTTTAAATATTTTAAATCTTCTGCTCTCATAAATCTCTCATCTTGTGTTACATAATTTTTATAATTTAAATCTAACTTATTAAATACATAATCACACATATCTCCAACTGAATTTGTAACTCCAGTGGCACATACAAAATCATCTGGTTCTGTATGATTGATTATCATGTGCATAGCTCTTACATAATCCTTTGAATGCCCCCAATCTCTGAAGGCATCTAAATTACCAAGTGGTAATTCTTTTTGTAGTCCATTCTTAATTCTTACTGCCGACTTAACAACTTTATTTGTTACAAAATTAGAACCTCGTCTTGGCGATTCGTGGTTAAATAAAATACCATTACATGCAAATAACTTATAAGCGTTTCTGTAATGTTTAACCATGTTGTACCCAAACACCTTTGTACACCCATAAGGACTCGTTGGCTCCATCTTTGTAGTTTCCCTTTGATAACCATCGTCATCAACAGAACGACCAAACATCTCTGAAGATGATGCCTGATAGAATCTTGCCGTTGGACAATTATTCTTGTAGGCCTCCAATACATTTAATAATCCAAGAGCATTTGTCTGTACTGTAAATTGTGGAATATCCATACTGATTCGTACATGACTTTGTGCAGCTATATTATATATCTCATCAGGTTGTATAGTTCTTATCAATCTCTCTAATGAACTTACATCAAGTAAATCACCATATTCAACTTCAATATCATTTCTGATTGAATCTATTCTACTTTGTTGGTGTTCTGCTACAGAATTTCTTCTTACTATTCCGTATACATCATAATCTTGTTCTAACAAATATTCGGCAAGATAACTTCCATCTTGTCCGTTAATACCTGTTATAAATGCTTTTCTTTTCATTTGTATAACTCCATGTCTCTTAAATCAGGCCAGTCTTCCAATTCCCAATCTTTTGGTTTTGTATTTATTGCTTCTGGTAATTTCTCTAATCCCAAACTAGCTGTTTCGGGTGTCATGTAATAATGATAGCCCATTGTACTTATATTTTGAACTCGCCATGGAACATCCCATTCCCTACCATCATACGACATTTTTTTAAGTTCATCATGAGATTCCTTATCATCTGTTAAAATCATTCCACCTCTACCAAGACTTAAATGTTTTTGATATTGAAAACTCAAACACATAAAGGTATTTGGAATGTAACTATTCTTTTTCCATAGTACAGCAGCATCTATGATATTCGTACCACCTAATTGATAATAGTCTTTCCATTCTCTTTCTTCCCACTCAAACTCAATCCCTATCTTCTCTGCTAAATTTGGAATCGATGGATAAGTGTTTGGTGGTACTGTAAATTTCTTTATTTCCTTGTATCTCAAACACAATTCTATTGCATGTGTACAACAATCCACAGCTACAGCATATGGTGAACCATAAAACTCTGCTATTTTATCTTCAAAATCATCTATTACTTTAAAACTCATACCCTAACACCCTTGCTCTATCTATAATCTTAGAACCATCTATTTTTTTAACTAACTTTGCTGGATTTCCTTTATACACACCCCATTCTTCTGTATCTCCCATTAAAACAGAACCAACTGCTAATAAAACTCCCATTCTCAATCTTGCACCACACAATACAACAGAATTAGTTCCAATGTTAGAAAATGGCTCCATTATAACAGGACCAAATATCTCGTTACCTCGTAATTCTTCAGGAATTAATGCTCCATGTAACCCCGAACCATCAAACTTATTAGAACCACACACAATTCTTGACCCTGCCATTATATTATTAAAACCTTTTGCTACAAACAATCCTTTTGGGTTTCCGATACAAGTTACATATGGACTTATGTGTACATAATCTCCTATTTCCACACGAGTGGTACAGTAAAATCCCTTATCTATTGCAACTCTATTTCCTAAAGTAACTAAACCAGAATGTTTTATATAAACATCGTCCGCGATGATAACATCACTACCCTTATTCATCATACATCACCTTATCATTTTCTATTCCCTTGTATGGTCCCGTTTTATATTCATAAACTAATGTATCGTCTTCTAAAATCAAGTATGTGTGGCCACCACCTAAAGTTACAGAACAATCTCCACACCTCAGTATTGGTTTTTGTAATAAAGTTGCATCTGTATCATAAAGATGACATTCAACACTACCTTTAATAACCACCCAAGATTCTTGTGCTATAGTTCTCTTTTCACCATCTTTCCAAATGTGTTGATGTGGTTTAAAAGTATGGCCATGTTGCATATTTAATGCAGATAACTGAATGAATTCCTTTTCTCCTACTATATCTAATCGGTGTCCTTTTATATCATAAAAGTCTCTCTCCCTATATATAATGTGTAATAATCTATCAGGGTTTAATTTTGAATATATTAAATCCATTTATACGACTCCATAACTACAAATAACTCCTTCATAATCCTTTAAAATTAATCCAGGTCTACAATCACTACCCTTTCCTTCTCCAAGATATTGAACTAATTTAAAAAGACTATTTGCTTTAATCACATCTTGTATCGCTTCTTTTACACCAGTAGTTGGGTGCCCATAATCATCAAAAATCAAATACTGTTTAGAGTCTCCAAAAGTTATACAATTTTGAATATCAGAAATTACTGAATCATATTCATGATTACAATCTATAAAACTTACTTCATATTTTGGTAAGTTTAAATCATCCCATGATTCTCTATACACATCCTTTTCGTGATAAATGATATTATCTCTATCCTTATTTAACTCTTTTGCCATCCTTAGATTTGGTTCTTCATGCCAATCTAAAGTTACAACTTGTTTAAATAAATAACTTAANATCCTCGTGGTGTGTCCATGATTAGTTCCAACTTCCAAAATAGTATATTCCTCACACTCTGTATTTTCAAATGCCTCTACCAAATCCTGTTTAAATTTTAAAGAAGTTGTATCTTTGTATTGTCGTTTATCTGGGATGTCTCTCCACATCTCTCTTTTACCTTCAGTTGAAATCATAACTAATACACCTTTATATTTTCATTACATTTACTAAAAAACCATGCCACTTCAGAATAAGTACTGATTCTACACAATATCATTTCAATTCCTTGTGATAATAAAATCATATCTAAAAAATCATTAGAGTAATCACTTTCAAATGGTTTCTCATATACATCTGTATAATGAATAAATTTCTTTGTTGGACAACTACTCTTTAAAGTTTCTATTTCCAATCTATTATCACTTGAAATGTAAATAACATCTTCATTTAATTGTTTAACATACTCAATAAATTGATTTCTCTGTACTTCATCCCAATACTTGTGTCGTGCTTGAGCTCTTGGTTTTACATCTCCATCTCTATTTGCACCATTCTTAACAAAACCATCTGCATTGTATGACCTTAAATGTACTGATGAGAATTTATTATATTCTTTTTTAAATTCATCTACACAATATTGTATTCCTGGATGTATCGTTAAATAATCTTCAAATATTTTTAAAATTTTATCTCTATAAGTTTTGGGTATTCTTAAATATTCACAATCTACATTTCTCCCATCTTCATTAAATGACCAATGTGAATATGGGTCATGCCATGTAAATCCTTGTCCAACTATTTCATCACCTGTAGTATGTATATTAAATTCTTTTGGTATTTCCTTATCTTCTGGAAAAACTACGAATCTCCAAGTATTACAATCCTTTCCATTTCTATTACCATTATGATATAACTCTTGATTTTCAAACAAATCATTAAAATAACCTAAATCTGTTTGTGAATCTGAATGTAATCTTTTAGCAGAAACTAACTTCTTTATTTGATTACCAACTCCACCACCACCTGTTGCTATATATTTCTCACTCATTACAGGTTAGTCTAAAAGATTCTTAAAAAATGTTTCATATTGCAATTTGTTTTTCTCTATATTCTCTACAGTACCTTGAGTTTCCCATCTACCAAAAACTCCGCCCTTTAAATGTAATATATAGTTCTCATCTAATTCTATTTGATGACCTATTTCTTTTTGTCCTTGTGTTATAATAAAATTATATTTTGATGTTGCATCAAAAATAGTTAATGGAATTCCTAACGCTCCGTTATTAATTTGTTCTTTTAAATCATTACACACACATAACCAATCTTGATCTACCCACCAATCTAAATTATTTAAGTCTCTATTATATGTATGATTCTTTCTAAAATTAACATAAGGTTCCCAACTTGGATTATTTAGATTAGAGATATAATGTTCCATAAACTGGTTACTCTTTTCATTTACTTTAATTCCCCAGACGCCACCATTTGCTTTATATTCATATGAGTAATGTCTTGTAGTATACATAAAATCAAAATCATTATCAAACACATCAAAGGGATTTTTTAAGAAGATTAAATCTGAATCAAAACACATAATATTATCTCCTGTATCTAATTTACTCATTAAATCTTTAACCTTTTCTACCTTGCATGTCATTCTTCTATCTTCCCAATCACTCATAGGAAACTCAACAACATTTACTCCCCTATCTTTTAATAATTCTTGATTATCAAGATTTGGTGTATAAACATATATTTCACAATCAGATTGTTTCTTTAAACTTCTAATACATACATCAAACATATCATTTTCATAATACACACCATGATAAATAAAATAAGCTACATTCATTTATCTCTCCAAAAAGACCATCTCCACATACTATCAAAATAACATTCATGAGTCTTATTTAACTCTTCACATATACTATCATACCTTTTCTCTGAATCTTCTACATCTTTATGAAATTGAATTTGTAATCTCTCTACTCTATTAATTGTACCAGTATCACACATTCTATCGAGTATATCATATTCAGCTCCCTCAATATTCATCTTTAATAAATGTACCACATCAAATTTTTCTAACACCTCATTAATATCAATAGTATTAACTTCTTGTAATCCCTTATCTTTATTTTCTAAATCATCCAAATAATAATTATCAGTAGAATGTACTCGTTTATATTCCGCTAAATCTTCAAGAGTACTTCCTTCATCACAAACATGAATCATATCTGTTCCTGTTTTACAGGAAACCGCTAACTTATAAGGAATTACATTCCAATAAGCATCTTTTAAATAATTGTTATAATACTCTTCAACAGCCTCATAAGCATGTACATTACAATCATACATATTACCTATTCGATGAGCCCACAACCCAGCATAAGCCCCCAAATCTATAACTACACTATTTTCATTTAAATTATCATATTGATATCTTTTTTCTTCTAATGAAGAATTCCAATGTCCTGTATCTTTCATATCATTTTAACCCCTTTGTAGTTAATGCACTATATTCCAATTATATCACCGTATAGTTTATTTTGTTCTTCTTGTTTCGATATAGTTTTGACATGATACAAACTCAATTCTTCATTTGGTGGTAGATGTGCATAGGTTTTACATCCATCTATTTGTTCATGTACTTTTCTTCTCCACCTAATATCTGGTGAATTTCTAAATACTCTTGATTGGAAATCAGGATAATTAATCCATCCTTGTTCTGTAGATTTCCATCCCCAATATTTCATATGTTCTTGTGTGATTCCTTCAACGATATTCACTCTTGGTACATATATTAAATCAACTCCATCATTCATTTCTAATATTTCTTTTAGCTGTAAGAGTAATGCTTCGTGTGGCTGCTCATCCGCATCGATATGAAATATATAATCTCCCGTAGAGTTTTCTATAACCGAATTCTTTTGAGCCGAAAAATCACCATCAAGTTTTCTCTGATACACTTTGATAGTTTTCATATCTTCGTGTCCATATTGTTGAACCCATGATTGAATTACAAATTGAGTTTCTTCATCTGAATAATCATCACATATAACTATCTCATCTTCAGGATCAGTTTTGTGTATTAATATTTCTAATAACTTATTGAGTTCATCGGCCTCATTATGTACAGTTATTCCATAACTTATTTTCATAATTCAAATAACTTCTCGTATTGTTTCATTATCTCTTCACTAAATTTATCTACAGTATCTTTTGGTATTCTCAAATAATCCATTTCTAAATAAACTCTTCTCTTTCTACATTCTCGTCTACTATATGTTCTAAAAAATTTATACCAAGGTCTTAATCTACCAGTCAATTTAATTGTTCCAGCCTTACTCAACCTGTCTGGTAAATCTCCAGCAACTGCACCCTCTTCAAACTCTAATCCACCAACTCTTTTGAATAACATCTCTAACTTAGTCTCAGTAATTGGTCTTGTAATTTGTGTATCTAATTGAATACCAACTACAAATCTTTTAATTCTTTTTGTAGTTTTCTTTCTATATCTCATATCAGGATTAATTATCAATACAGTTCTCTTGTATGATTTATTTGACCCCTCACTTTTATATCCAAAAGTTACAATCTGTCCTGGTTCAACTGCATGCCAAGCTGTATTTCTAAGAGCCATTACTTATATCCTTTACTATTCCCATTTTTTGACAACACTCTAAGAATTCATATTGTCCAAATGTTTTTGAATTATCTACATCTAACATCTTATCATGTCCTTTATACTTTTCATCCTTTTGTTCTTCTTTCGTTAACTTACGAACTTGAGCTAATTTATAGTTCCAATTAGTTTGAGTTCCCTCTGGATATATCATACCCAACTCTCCCATATTAACTATAGATGGAAACCACATTATCTCTCTATCTTCATCATAAAAACAAACATCATTCATTAATTGTGTTGCTCCTAATTGTGCCGTTTTCAATTCATTACTTTCATATTTAAATGTAGTATTAGAATTATATCCACACCTAAAACACATAAAAGAACTAAATTCTTTTTGCATCTCTTCGAAACAATGGTCTGTATCAAAACATACTGGACAATCTATTACCTTTTCCATATTACTTTGTTACCTTCTTTAAAGCTGGTAATTTCAATTTACCCTTTACTGGTTCCCCTTTTACTGGAGTACCTTCAATCTTTTGTAATTTGGGTAATTTTAATTCAACTTGTTTTGGAACTGATTCTATCAATGGTGTTATTATTTTATCTAACTTTTCCTTCATCTTCTCATAACTAAATAGTGATTTAGTATAAACTTGTAGTTGTTTAGACTTAACTAAATATTTAATATAGTTTTTCACAACATCTTTCATTATCTGTGAAGCATGTTGGTAATTAACTTGAAACCATTGTGAACCTTCAAAATATATTTCTTTAGGAAATGAGTTTTTAGGTACTTTAGCTAAACTACCACTCAATAGTACTGAATAATTTGGATTCAAGAAATCTTGTTGTCCACTCCAACCTGGAGCAATAACAGGTTTTCCACTTTGAGCTGCCTCTAATAATGGTCTACCAAATCCCTCTCCGTGTGTGAAAGAAATATGAGCCTTAACCTTTGGATGATTATACATTTCATTCATTTCCTCATCTGTTAAATCTCCGTGTATTAAATATACTGGAGGTAATATTCCTTTAATATCTTTTTTAATAGTTTTTATTTTTGTTAAAATTTCTTCTCTATCTATAATTGAAAATGTAGCACCACTTGTTTTCAAAATAAGTCCTGGTGGTTTCTTTTGATTCTTGAATGTCTCACAAAAAACTTTAACCATCATACCTAAATCTTTTCTATCTTCTCCAAGATTTCCACTCAACCAATGTCCTGTTGATAAAAAATTCCAATCATTATCAATGGAATCAAATGTTTCTTTAACCACCTCATTTATTTCATTCGTTGGTCTATAAACATTAGTATCAACTCCTTCAAATAAAGTTTCCATTGGTTTAGTTACTTTAAGAAGTGAGCCTTTATTTCCTTGTTTATCTTGAGATTCAAATTCTGCTTGATCAAATCCTTGTTTAGAAAATTCTGAAGTAAGGATATTTAAATCCATTCTATTCATACCTTCAATCCACTTTGGGGGCGGTATAGTTGTTTCAATACCCGCAGTCATACCAATATTCTTTTTACCTAATGGTTGAAATTCATTTGGTACTACAATATGAATATGTAATTCTGGTTGTTTTGGTAAACTTGGTTCAGTTAACATACACTCTTTTATTTTATCATGTATTGGATTACCATCTTCTAATGCATTCATTGGTGTATTCCCCCAACGAACTGGATTTACCTTAACTTCGTATTTATCTAAATCAAGTAAAGCACTGACAATATCTCGGGAGTGATTTCCGTATCCACTACGAGTTTTTACTGGTGCTGTAACTAAAACTAATGGTTTACTCATTTATTCCTTCTCCGTTTCTGAATCATCTCTTTGGTTATCTCATGATATGGAACTTCATAAATACCTTCCATCATTCTTTTATGTTTATCTCTATTGAGCATCGCAAGATATGAGTTTGTAGGTTTCTTCCTACGATTACTTAATTTACTTCGTAAAAGTTTTTTAAATTTTTTCTTAGTATTACTTTTCGTTATTCGCACTTGTTACTCCCAAATTCTAGCTAATCTACGAATGAAACCAAGTGTGGCTCCGAATCCAAATGCTATTGCGGCTACTTGGAAATTTTCCATATATAGTGCCATAGCAGATAACATATATGTAGCAAATCTTGCTACACCATATAGTGAAAAATTACCACTTGCTTCTACAAATTGTTGTCTTGTCATTATTTACCTCTTTTTTTAGGGAATGCTGGTGATAAAAGTTTTTTAAATCCTCTTGAAACTCTTGTCCAAAATTGATCTTCTTTACCTCTAAAATTACCGATAATATTACCATCTTTGGTTCTTTTTACAGTAGTTGTTAGTGATTTTCTTGTTTTTGTTTTTGTTGTTTTTTTCGGCATTTTATTTCTCCTATACCTTGTATGTATTTACTCTTTTTCTTGGTGTCCAGTTTTTCCATGCTGTTTCCATGTGGTCTATGAAATTCTTACTCATCCAACGAACACTCTGCATTGAATCATCACTCTTTACAAAATAATGTCCTTTAGTACCACATCTTTTTCTTGGGTCTTTACCCATTTCATACCATTCTTTTATAGCATTTCCTGCATCTACCCAATCACATCTATCATCAAAGATATATGGTGTTGGTACTGAACCCATTAGTGAACGAGTCTTTGGCCATACTGGCTTCACCCATTCTCCCCAAGTTAATTCTTCATTGTGTTCCCACTTTCTCCAATCGTGTAGTGATTTAATTTCTTTATAATCTTCAGCAGTTAGAAACTTATCCTTTACTTTAAATCCACATTGGTCTTGCATCCCTCCTGTAACATTTACTACAATTGGTGTTCCACACATTAATGATTCACAAGTACCTAATCCAAATCCTTCATTGGATGCAAGATTCATTGTTACATCTGATATATTATATAAAAAATTCATTTGTTTATTATCAAGTTTTTGGTGCGAAAATACCACTTGACATTCTGGAGCTAAAGCCTCAACAAGTGCTGGAATATCTGTTCCATTATCATCAACTGGTTGAGTATGCATTACATAAGCAACTCTACTTTGTTTCTCTTTTGGTAAAGTATTTACAAATTCTTTAAATGCCAAAATAGAATCACCAACCATCTTTCTTCGTATATTCCTATTCACATATAATAAAATAAAATCAATTGGTCTATTACCTACTAATTCCTGTTTAAACTTTTTCATTTCTAACAATTCTTTGTTATCTGTAATGGGATAAAAAATTTCTTCATTAGCCCCATGTGGTGAATAAGTGGAATCCCAATCTGTTCGTGGTTTTCTTGTACAAACATCATTTACAATAGCAACAGTTTGTTTTGAAATATTCATAATCAAATCAGAACTCTCATAATAATTTTGATTATATTTTGGAGCTGGCCAATCATCCCAAATGTTATAATAAAAAATAGGAATATTTTGTCTAATTTCGTGTTCCATTTGATATAACCATTGCCAAAATCTTGGGTCTGTATAGTGTAGGATTGCATCAGGTTTTTCTGTTTTGATTAAATGTCGAATCATATCAGGATTACCATATCCACTTGTTGGGAATATTTTTAATGATGCATCATAAATTCCTGTTTCTTCTCTAATTGATTCATTCAAATCAAATACTTTACCTTCTTCAGGATGTTTGATTGCTCCACCAACTTGTACCCAATCGTATTTATCAATTGTTGAGAGGACAAATTCTCTTGACATCGTACCAACCCCACTTGACATACGAAGATCATCTGATAGTAATAAAATCTTTTTCTTTTTTCTTGATTTTTTTATAGATTTTAATTTTGGTAATTTTAGTTCTGACATTTATAACCTTTATTGTTTTTATTTAAAATTTACTTCCGCTTTGATGAAGATTATCGTGTTCGAGAATTTTCTTTCTCAACTCCTCATCATAAACAAATAAATCAAGAGTCCTATTCACTAATTTTTGTAATGAAAATTCACTCTCAATTGTTTCGTTTTTAAATTTCTTGTATAACTCCGATATAACTTTAACCGAAGTTAGTTTTATTTCACTCATATTTTAACTCCATCTTGTATATATGTATATATAATAATAAATATAACCTTAATCAATAATAATGTACTTTTTTAATAACTTTTTTGCGTGTCCAATTGTATCCATTGTTCCTTTAGAGACAACACCATTGGGTATAAATGCTACAACTTTATCACTATATTCTGCTATTTCTTTATTTCTTTTAAAGTAATTCCATACTGCATATGGTTTACCATAATTGAAACTCTCTTTAACACAATGTATATTGTGTGTATAATGTTGTGGTGGAAATTCTACATATTTCATATCAAACTCTAATGCATATTTCTTAGCCAATCCATCAGCTCCATCCTTTTGGCCACCACTAACTATCTCTAATTCATCTCCAAACTTTTCTTTAAGTTTAAAAATAAAATCTTTTATCTTTTTTGTATTTGTATAACCTCGACTACCGACTATTGCTATCTTAATAATCATTCCTCTTTTGTTTCCGTTTTGGCGGTTTTTCTGATACTGTGAAATCCCATGTTGATTTAAAACTATCTAATCCTTCGAGTACACCATCCGCCCCATTTGTATATCTGTAAGCAAATCTTGTATACTGTGCCGTGTTGGCAATCGCTATTTGTTTTGGTATAACATCATACCAAATAAAATCTCTAAACAAATCAAAATATTGTGGACGAACTATAGTTTTAAAATTATTATGTGGTATTCTATCCCACTTCTTAACAAACCCAGCCACATCAACTTTATCTCTCGTTTGGTCGAACCAAAAATATAATTTCATATTATTAACTTCATTACCATATTCGGTTATTTTTTCTATAACCTCATCTTCTTTATCTGTACCTATAAAATCTGTTAAATACACTCTTAATGTTGGATTAATCATATCCGTTTCCTATCACATATATCTGGTTTAGTTTTAAACTCACACCACTTACAATTCTTTGTTGATGGTTCTTTACGATATTCTTTTATATAGTGATTTCCATCATCATCAAAACAATCACTAATAAACTCATCTAATCTTCCTATAACCCTATTGATACTTGGTTTACCATTTGCTGGTGTAAAAACCTGTATTCTCTTTTGTGGGAAATCCATATTTTCATATAATTTTCTCTTCAGTATTAAATATTCAATATCTATTTTATCCATCGGAATATCATTCTGTTTAGAAAAGAATTGTTTATATAATAATAACTGATTGGTTTTATTCTTATCCATCTTCTGATACTTATTCCAACCCATTGTGGCAGTTTTAATATCAATAATCTTTATACGGCCTGTTACCTTATTGTGTATAACCACATCCATATACCCATTAAAATTCATATTGTTGGGTAAATCATACTCTACACTCATTTCAACCCCAACTAACTCGGTATTCTTCTTTGGAAAATAACCACTCTTTCGTTTCTTAAATTCATTTATCATATAAACACCATCTTGATAAAACTCTTTCATTTCTTGTAGTGTTATTGATAACTCATCTTTTGAATCTGATTTAGCGGTTTTGTAATTTTCTTCCATNCGATATTTTAAAATATCTTCTAATGGTAATGCATCTGCTTCTTTAATTGTTCGNCCATAATAACAAACTAAATAGGCTTGAATCACTTCATGTACNGAAGTACCNAAGATAGTATAGATATTATCAGTAAATGTACCAAGTTTATCTATATAATTGGATTTCCACATATGAGGGCATTTATCCCATTGTGAAAATTGACTATAACTAACTCTACCCATCTACTACGGCTCTACCTTTCATATCTTCCCAATCTCTATTCTTTCTTACTTTATCATTTGTGTCTATAACTGCCTCTAATACTTCTGGTTTAATTACCTCATTAAAGTAATACATTACGGCCGCGTCAATATCCATTAACCCAATTGAAATTGGTTTTACTTTATCATCTCTACGAGTTGTATCGTATCCTCTGTTAAAATTTTTTCTCGTTGATAATATTTTTTCTTTTCTTGGTAAAGTCTTACTTCGTTCCATTAAATACTTCTCACTTCTTCAATGTTAAGATTACTTCGTCTTAACAAGTTAGCACTACATATGACTGAATGAATGTGTTGAAACTAATCTCACCCAATGTATTTGTTGAGTTAATTGTGTCCTTTTCAGTATCTCCACCCATTAACATATAGAAAGTCATACTTCAATTCCCAACCTGTTTAAATCTTCTTTTAATAAAATGTCTAATTTTATATTTGGATTACACTTTCGTATCGCTTTAAACTTATCTTTACTGATTGAATAATGGTAGTCATTTTTCACATCAACATATCTATCTTCTGTAATTAAATAAAAGTCTGGTAAATAACTATGTTTGTTTCCGTTCATTGTATATGGAATTGTTCCCCTATGAGCTTTAAATGGAATATTATTCTTGTCTAAATACTCTACATATTTTAGTTCCCAAGTTCCTTGACATTTTACAATTCTACCAGATTTAGTTTCATAATCCCACCATTTAGATTGTCCGACATTTACACCGTCCATTTTACCTTCTCTCCAAGCTCTCCTTGTTCCTTCTGAATATTTCTTACGAAGTTCTTCACCACCACCATTTTTAAATATTTCTGTTCGTGTCTTACTCATTTTCAATCTTGCTTCAAGTTGTTTCATACCATTTTTCATACCGACATTAATTTTACCTTTTGTCTTTTTACTCAGTTTCCTAAATTGGTCACTCCACATCTTATCTGCTGTTTCTTGTCCATACTTTTCAATCCAAACATCTTTTACTGAACGGCCATACATTGGATTACTCTTACCAACCAAAGAAGGTCTATTTTTTCTTGCTGAACAAGGTCTGCATAATTTATCATACTTAACACCATCTAAATATGTGTATTTATCCAAGTGTTTTACCACTTCTTTACATTTAGGACAAGTTCTATTATATGTTTTTCTTTTCATTTGGTTTCCAAGTTAAATGTTTTCCTATATTAATAAGTATCTGAAACTAAAATTATTCATCATCAGGATTAACAACAGCTCTACCTACTAATTGTTCCCAATCTCTTTCTGGTCTTACTTCTAAATTAGTTTTCCACATAACCGAGTCCTACAATACCTATATTTACTTCCCCCACTTGTCTCTTCCCACTATAGTTGCCATAATACCATAGTTACTAACATCGAGATAGGCATCTTCAACAGGTTCGTCTTTTACAGCTGACTTTCTGTTATTCAACAGTAATGTTTTAACTCGTTGTATTTTGTCATTCATCCTGAAAAAAAGACCGATTAGGGATAATC